TGATATCCGCATAATGCCGGACACAAATAACGACTATAGGTAAAGTCAGTTAGACCGCGCCTTGTAATCGGTAGTTGTGGTAACACAAGCGGGATAATCGCAACAGGTTTACTCGCACGCCTCGTAATTGACCATTGTAAGACGTTATACGCTACAGGTTGTCGTGGATCGACCCCAATGTACACTCTCATTCGTTCCCCTTTCTAATCGCTTGAAATCTGGCTTCATAACACACTAACTGATACCGCCAAGTCGCTAGGTTATTTGACCACCAACCCATCCAATCAATGAGTTTGCTAATAACCCATAGGTATCCTTCTTCTATCCATTCGATGACTCGTTTCATGCTGCGCCCTGTAACGCATAGAACTTAGCCTTTAGTCTAGTGATAACCGTTTGTATGGCTTTTTCTGTGCCGAGTTCTTTACGCCGATAAAACTCTACGCTTTCCCACCAAGGACACTCACCTTCTAACCCCTCATGCCAGTGCGGTTGCTCATGGACTAAGACATAGGCGGGTTTACCTAATGCGCCTGCCAAGTGATAAGCCGTTGTCGGTACACACACAATTGCATCTAACGCCTCTACTAACGCAGCGGTATCTTCATAATCGGACGACATTGAACCCCAGGGGAAGTCGTGTATCTTAATACCTGTTTCCCATTTGAAACTTTCGATATCATCTTTGAAGTCTTTATACTGCAAGCTGACAAACGTATAATCTTCATGTAACAAGGGACTCAGTTGCTGTAGGTCTAATTTACGAGTACGCCACCCGTCACTGCCGACCATACCGCCTGTCCACGCGATACCAATTTTGGGTTTATCACTAAGACTATCTATCAGACCCCGATACATTAGTTTTTTCTCATCAGACACTAATAAATACGCCCCTCGGCGTTTCATATCTGACCATTGCATCATCGTTGCCATTGACGTTTGATGCGTTGCTTTAATTTCCGGGGTAAATTCTTTTTCAAACTGCAACCCATAGACTCCTGAACGTGGGAACGTGCGTTTAAACAAACTCTCTAACTTCGGATTACAGTTAATTTGTGCAGGAGTGACTGGACACGCTGACATAAAAGCTATCTGGTCGCCCAAACCTTGCTCACCGTAGACCATTAACTTGGCATCGGGTTCACCTTGCCATTCAGGAAGCCCATAATCGTGTTTTTTCCTAAACTCTGCATGGCCTAACTGATGCACATAATGTTGCCATCCTTCTTGCCATTCGCGTTTATGTAACTTTGAAAAAGCATATGCAGTATGTGCCTGATGGTGCGATTCTATCGCCAGACTTTTCTGGGCATAATGTTCAGCCTGCTTAAACTGATAACCCTGAACACACGCATTTGCCATTAATCGGTACACTATCGCTAGGTTTTCTGGGGACTCATCTTTTGGCATCATGGCTAACGCTCGTTTAAGCGTTTTAGTAGCCTGTTTAGCCATTTGTAGGGACGCTTCTGTTGCACCTAACATCATCATCGTCTTCCATGAACGGTGCGCTAACGCGGCCTGTTTTGCGATTGGATACGCAAAGGGAGCTTTCCCACCGTCAATCAAAAATCGACATAACATGACCCAACCTTCAGGGTCATCTGGGGACGAATGACAATGTTCTAAAAGCAGTGCGCCTGCAAACTCAGTATCACCATGCTCTAACGCTTGGTGACAGTCCGTTAAAAGTTCAGACACGCCCTGTGCCAGTCCTCAAATACGCATAATCACTATCATTGAGTAACTTCTGCACTTCCTTCCACTGGTGTTTATTAAACACATCGACACCCTTTTCCTTTTTCCATTTTATAATTACGGAATTAGGAATTGAGGCAACGTGCCACCAGTTATTCTTGATGCCTTGTTTGGAATACTCATTCAACCCTTTTGCACCGCCTACATCCGCGTTGCGTAACGCTTTAGACATATCTAAAGACGGTTCACAATTTTGCACCTCTGCAATCGTTGTGATGTCGTTTACCTCATCATAGTCGTGCCAGGTTTGAGTTTGAGACTCCGCATCATAATCAATTAAACGCTTACTCACGATTGACGCTTACTAACTTTGCCAAACGTCGCATTCTTCGGCATTTGCTTTAAACCTTTTGATGAAAAGTTTCCGACGTTTTTCATATGTTGCTTATCATTCTTCGAAAAGTTTTTCGAATCGTGATTCATTTTCTTTTTACCGTACATGGTTCACCTCTAAAAAGTAGGGCTTCCCGAAGGAAGCCCATAAAACTGCCCCTTGCGAGGCATAAGGAGATAAGTTATGAAGTGGTCGTTGTAAAAATCTTACCGGAAGCCGCTTCGTTTTTAGCACCAAGCGTATATTCAGCAAGAATCATTCTTCGATCACTATCACCCGTTTTAGACAAATCTTCTGTCTGAATGGGGCGCAAGTAAGCTACACACCAGTATTCCATATCTAACGCAAACACTGTTGCGGCAGGCTGGAATCGGTTAGCAACAATCTGATGCTGTCCGAAGTCTGATATGTAAATATCGGCTGCGCCAATGACTGAACCCGGTGCGAGGCTACCATTAGGCTGTGCGTCACGATACTGCGTACCGATACCCGCAAACCCAGAAGCCGCTTGTTTATTAAACGAGCCACACATAATCACACCCGGATCGCCACCATTGTCCCAACAGCTTTTGACTACTGCTTGCAGATTAGCTTCTACAAATGTAGCCGCTGTACCCGCTGTCGGAGCAGCCGCAGGCGCACCCGAAGTAGTAGGAGGCGTAGTCGCATCAGCACCTTGCTTAACTTGGTTGGTAGACAGCCAAGCTCCAAGTCCTGCTGAACTTCTAGCTGTGCCTGCTCCACCCGCAGTCCCGGCCTGATTACCGCACAAAGTGCTTTCCATGTCACGCTTCAATTCGCGACCTCTTTTGGAAATCTGGTAAGACAACTCATCTGCACGACCCGCTGTCGCAACGGCTCTCAATGTGCCTGTTACGCGAGGTGTTTTAGTGCTGATTTGCGTGTAGTTACCAAGGCGTGACGTAACGTCTGCTGTATTGGTAGTCGCATCATCACCCTCTATCTTCGCATTCGTTGCCGAAGCTGCTGCCAGAGAGTCAGTTTGCCACTCGTGGAATACTGCGGTTGCGCTTTCGCGTGCCGCATTTGAAAGAAAAGGCGTATCCATAGGCGAGATGTCATAGATAATATCTGATAAATCTTCTCGCTCACCGATAGCCGTATAAGTTTGGTATGAACCTGCTGGTACTGCCATATTACTATCCTCTATTTAATCGTTGTGATATCAAAGCAGCCGCATCTCGATGATCGCCTGATTTTTTCAATTTGGCTTTCAACTGTGCTTCTGCATCCTGTTGGGTCTGTGCTTTGGTTTGTTTAGCTCCCGGTTTGAGAACTTTTTTATTACCAATTTTTACGACCCGTTTTTTCGCCGTTTTACCCTTCTGTGACATCTGGTCGAACATCATCGCCTTGTGTGCTAACACAATCGTGCGATGGTCATACGCTTGGTCTACTTCATCAGGGCTATACCCGGCAGTCAGGAGATATTCACGCATCTTACCTTGCTCAGATTGACGTTTCTCGTTATCTCTCCAATGGGGCAACGCTCTTAACAGGTTCTCTTGCTCTCGCGTAGCGATTTCCTGCATCTGTTGCTGTTGTGTTTGTTGCGCTTGAGCCATCCGGTTTTGATACTCTTGGGCGGCTTGTTGACGCATATTCTGAACAGCGGCTTGCCGTTCAGTAAATTCCTGTCGTTTAATTGTCCACTGGGTAGGGTCTGTCGCTTTCAGATTATCCCATGGGACATTGTTAAACTCTGCCATTAACATTTGATCGACTTGATTTAATGCTGCGGCATGGGTTTCAGACTGTTGCTGAAATAATTGATCGTTTCGTATCTTATCCGCTTCTAACTGCTCTTTCAGTTCTTTAGCGGATTGTTCTACACGCGATGAACGCTCTCGTGCGGTAAACGAATCTTTAAGCTCACCTAACGATACTTCGACTCGTTCCCCTGTATTGGTATCCGTTGATGGGATAGATAGTTTATAGAGGTCAGATACTTCGACACCGATATTCTCGGCTAACTGTCCTAATGTTTCTAAACTGATTTCTTCCGCATCACTTGCTTCTTCGCTTACGCCTTCATTTGGTTGTTCACTTGCCTCTGCTGGCTGCTCACTTTGTACTTCTTCAGCAACGGGTTCTGTTGCCACTTCTTCCGCTTGCTCTACGGGTTCTGCCGTCTCCGGCGTTAATAAAGAAGGTTGTGTATTTTCTACAGGTGCTTGCCCTTCGCCCTCTGGAGGCGGGGGAGACATTGCCTGGTCTATACGTTGCTCAATACTCAAAGTTTGTTGTTCAGCCATTATTTAACTCCTGCATCTCTGCCATTTTTCCGGTTGTCATTACATCTTCAAGGTGCGATACGATCTGTCTCGTTGCTAACAGCATTTGATAGATTTTCTCTCTTTCTTCCTGCTGAGAAACCGCCGTATGTTGCCACGCCTCAATGAGTTGATTCTGGATAGCGTTGATTGACTCTTGGTATACTTCGTTATCTAAGATTTGTTGCGCTTTGAAAGCGCGTTCTTTATCCTTCTGAGCCATCTAACGCTTCTATGTTCTTTTTAAGCTGTTCGTTCTCGTTCATTAATTGATTAACTAACGTCTTTAATTCGCCTGCTTCCTCTGCTTCACCATCATGTTTCATTTCTTCAGTCACTAACTTGGTGAGGTTGTTCATCTGGTTTTTATAAATATCGATTTCCTGCTCTCGCTCGGATTCGACTGCTTTTAATTGCATTTCCAATTCTTCTAACCGTTGTGCGGTTGCCTGTTTATCCATCTCTAGTTCCAGACTCGCCACTTTCTGATCGGTATCCGTTTCACGCTGAATATTGGTGAGTTCTGCTTTCATGCGCTCAATATCCGCTTTTAACATTAACTCTTGCTGTTTTAGCTCCGTCTCTTTGAGCTTGATTTGCATATCCGCTTGCGCTCGTGCCATATCGACTTGGTTCTTTTGGATTTTGGATTCTGCGTCCATCATTAACGCTTTCGCGTGTGCCATTGCCAAATCCGCTTGCGTGTCAGGTTGTGGAGGTGCAGGCGGTACGGTTCTGGGGTCAGTAAAGTATTGCTGTGGTTGTAACCCCATCTCTTTAGTCATGTCTCTCAATGACTCATAAATCTGGTGTGGCTGTACAATCGTACCCATTGCACCGCCTTGAACTAGTTCCTGTTGTTTAGCCATGACCGTTTCTAAGGCAATCATGCGCCGTTCTTTGGACACTGTGCCTGTACCCACATTCACCGTAGTATTCTGACGTTTACGCCACTCTGACGGTCTAATTGCTTGGAAGTTGCCTGCTACATTTAACATGAGTTCGCGGTCTTGGTGTTTCATCAATAATTCGTGAATTAAACGAAACGCATCTTTGAACCCTACTTCACCCATAATGCGTGCTATAAGTTCAATCTTCATGCGTGCCGCGTCAAAGGCTAGTGCTGCTACCCCTGTATTCACATTGGCTAATGAATTTTTATCAAGCCCTGCGACTTCATCTCCTACGCCTGTCCGTTGTTTGCGTACATCATCCAAATACCCAACCATCGAATAGGCTTCTGCGGGTAAAGGATTATGTGGAATCGGGGTAATATATTGGCTTGCTGTGCCTTCACCCTTATATCTGACTACTCCACCAGGTCGTGAAGTTAACAGGTCGTCCATATTAACGTGCGAATCATTAACGGCGGTACGACTGTTATTGGCTAGATAGGTGTTATCAAGCATTTGTCTTAGTAACACCGACTTAATCCGTTGTAAGTCCATCGTGATATCTGCCAAGCTCATACCAAAAAACTTATGAGGCATCAGTATCGGGCTTACGGTTGCAAAAGGCATATGGTCTACTTCTTCAATGCCCAGCAAACGACTACTGCCTGCCGTATAATGACCGCCTGCTAGTGTTACCCGTAATAGTTCAGCAATGTCGTCACCGTCTCGGTCACACCGCACATAACACTCAGTAATCCAGTAATTACGCATCGACTCTTGTGATACATAATCAAACGGTTCTTCTTCGTCCGTTTTGTTTCTTCGTGCCAGTTCTTCTTCAGTCTGGGCAGCTTCGTCATAAGGCAATGAACGAATTACCTCAATGTCATAGCCCATCTGCACGAGTTCAGTAAACGTCTTTAGCGTGCGATGGTAACAAAAATT